CACACGTGTTTTCGCCGTGACGGTGGGGTTCTGTAACCCATCCTCGGTATGGTTAAAACCAGAAGTGGCGCAAGCTGTGGACGCAGCATCCGACATAAGTAGTAGAAAATTCAGCGAAATATTGTACAAAAGAAAGGGAAACCCGCGCTTGTGCGCGCAAAGCCACGGATTAAAATCCAGTTGGCAGCTGTCCGGAAGTCGATTCCCGGAAAGCGACCGGCCCGTCCGCCGATCGTCATGGCCCAGCCGGTTAAACCGGCTGCCCCCGGAGCATCCGCCTTCGTTAGCATGGTTGCCAATGCCGACGACCTCTCCAAATCCGCTCCATACCCCGATGGAAATATGCTCCGTCCGGAGCTGGTGATTCAGAAATGTAGCTTTTCGGTGAACTACAATCCGAACGTGGGCAACACCTCTAGCGCGTTCTGCATCACTCCGGATCCGTGCTGTCTGGTCCATAATCCGTCGAACACGGCGGCCGGGTCAAACCCGCGTGTGGCGCTTTTCCCGATAACGCCCACTACGGTGGTGCAGGCATCCACCGTGACGGCGGGCACGCAGTGCAACACTACGGAGGGCGGGATGGTGCAAGGTCCAGTGAGCATCTCAACGCTGGCGCAATCAGCGGCCGCCTATCGTGTGACAGCATGTACGGTTACACTCCGCTCGCAGTTGGGTGCAAATCAGCAGGCGATAAACATCACGCTTCAGCAGATTCCAATTGTCAACACTGGGCTCAACCTCAACACCCTCGCAAACGTTGGAGTTAAGACGACCGATGCCTATGCCAACTCGTTCATAGGTAATCAGGTGCAGAGTGTGAATCTCCTCTCTGGAGCCACAAAACGGCTGACGACGTTCGATGTCCTTGAGAACGCGTTGGAGATCAAGATGCTCCCAACGGAGTCGAGAGCCTTTAATTGGCGCACCACGTGCACCTCAAAGGCCACAGATTTCACCCAGATCGTGTCGAACTACGCGGTGGGAGATTTTGTGTTGGCGGACAACACGCTAGGTTCTGTCGATACGAGCAACGGAGTCGGCTCAGCCCTTGACATGCGCGGTTGGCCAATGTTGACGGTTTCGCTGTCAGGTCCCACCACGAACCTTGCGACACTCCAGGTCGATGTTGACCTCCGTTATGAGGTGGTGCGTTTCCAGAGTAATGACCTCGGGCTTTATGCAGGGAGTGCCCCCATCGGTGGTCCGACGTCCCTGGCCCAGGTGATGGCATCGCTGGAGAAGCTCCCCATCTACCGGGTTGTCCGTTGTCTGGCTGAAGACGGGCGAGTAAGACAGGCTAGTAAGAGTCTGTTGATGGCGGCCACTGGGATCCGCCTGTAGTGTATTGTAGCATATTTAGTACCGGCGGGACCGCCCCGCGCCGGGAACAGTCATAAAGATAGGGTTGGATAACAAACATATGTACGCGGTTTAAATCCGCAATTGACCATAGCGGTTCGAATCCGCATAAACGCGTTATGACACTGTCCGCGTAAAATATAAATAAAATCACAGAAGTGTCGCATTCTCACCGAGAAAAATATCGGTGTAAGAGCAGAGCCACTGCCTGCGGAGGCGTGGGAGAACACCACAGACACCGCACCATACACGACAATGTACATAGTCGTCAAGCTTTGGACGAAGCATCCCGCCACGCCATGCCCTCTGAGAGAAACTCCCGGCGGACCGTCCGCAACCCCCATCTGAGCAAGCAGGCTCAGATGGAGGAGACGGACTTCTATTGGCACCACCTCGCGGCTCTCGAGGCGGACATCCGAGAGGTTGAAGACGACGAGACTATGGACGAGGAGGAGCGTCGCACGGCTCTGGAGGAGCTGGATGCCGCACTTCGCGCATACAAGGAGGAACATTGGGCTGGTGGCGCTGAGGGCTACGTCCGCCCTCCGCGCATCCGTGACGAGAAGGGACCGCGCGACATCCTCGCCCCGCCCCGTATCTTCACTGATCGTTTCGGTTGCTCCATCTTCAACAACAACTTGTCCAGCGGATCGAAGTACGGGGGAGAATCGCGCCCACTCACCGGTCGGATGACGCACGGACTCATTCGCTTATCTTCTGCCCTCATTAATGCGGACGACACCTATGTGATGATGTCCCGCGAGTTCCCGCCCGGCGTGGAGGTTAACGACATTCGTCGCGCGCTCCGTGACCACTTCACTCGATGCAAGCAGGTCGTTCCATCCTCGGAGATCACGATTTTTCTGCGGCGAGAGATCCATAATGGTCACTTCACCTGCGGAAAGAAGGGAAATCACTGGTCTCAGGGCCAGCTGTTGAAGAGGAAGGAGCATGAGCACGCAATGCAGGTCGCCTCGGCAGCAGCCAAGATTCGCAACCTCCACGTGTCGGCGTCCCAGCTCAACGGGGCCAATGGCGAGGTGACGGGCGATGACGATCACGAGGGTGTGATGGAGTGCCGTAAAGAAGGTCGGTGCGCGCAGGGGAAGCACTACCACAAGTTCACGAAATCCCCGAAGCCGGGGGCGGAGAGTCGGATCGCTAAGAAGGCAGTGATTTGCAAACCCGTGGCAATCGAGGATCTAGTGCTGTGTGCTCATGGCGTGCAGTGCTATGAGGACAACCCAAAGGCGGCACATTTCCACCTGACGCGCCGCCAGGTCCGTGATCATGAGAGTAAGATGGCCGCTTCTGCTCGCGAGGGCGAGGAGCAAGAAGCCGGTGAACGTGATGCCATGGAAGAATTCTCGGTGGAGAGTGATTCGGACAACGACAGTATTCCGGAGATCGGGAGGGCAGTGCAGTTGGAGGAATGGACGGATCCGGGAGTTCGCAGGAAGCCGCCCGTGCAGCCTCGCGCTGAGCGCGAGGATGAGGAGGAGAAGAGTGAGGGAGTTTGTGACGTGAGGGAGCTTAAATTACCGGCGAGAGCCGAGGAGCCCCGCGAGAACGACTCGATCTCAACTTTGAGCAGTGGGACCACGGCACCTAGCACCGGTGTCGGATCCGGAAACGGCTCGCAGAGCGGAAGCCAAGAGCCCACTGTACCCACCAGTCAGCCCATCGGGGGTGGTGGTGGTGATCCTCCTGAGGGTGTGAAGCTCCCAAAACCACAACCGGTTGTTGCTCCATCTGCTGCGCCAGCCGTGGCTTTTGGCAATCCAGTCTCGAGTATGGTCTGGATTAACCAGATCGGTCTGGTGTCGCATTTTGAGAGCTCGAGCATCGGTGAGGCGGTCTGGCGCTCCATAGCGATGGGGTACCGCCGTCTGTTCTACACGGCCAGCCCGACGTTGGGATCGTGTCCATACCGGGAGAGCGTCGTGAACTCATACATCAAGTCGGTCCGGACTGAGTCAAACAAGGGGCGAAACTTCTTCCTCCGGCTGTTCTTGCGCGAGTTCAGCGCCTCCTCGCCTGAGGGTTGGGCCGTTGTAGCCGGACAGTACACGAGCGCCATGCCCGTCACTATCTTTAAGGATCTCGCTAACACGTTGGTGGGAGAGTTCCTCGAGGACTCCGCAATGACGTTTGGGGACATTAAGGATCCGAAGAGTGAGTGCGTCGCACACCGTTTCAACCAGATGCTCACATCTGCGAGGCGCTCTAACCCTCTTTTCAACTCGCTAGAGCACATGCAGACTACGCTGCACACTGTCATGTGGGTGACTAATCTCATGGTTGTCAAGAGTATGCACATGCTTATGGCTCAGACCCTGACCGTCAGCATTAAATCTGTGCGTAGTCAATTCAGTTTGTCCGGATTCCCGATTACCGGGCGAAATTTTCGGTCGTTAGTGAGCACCCCAGAGAGCGCCCGGGGTTATACACCACTGGTTTAAGGATTTGGGTGCCCAAGGATTGCCACACGGAGGTGGCATATCGATTCAACGGGCACTTCGAGTGCACGGGCGGGCATAGATGGTGGAATAATGGTGATATCTCTTTCCCCGCGGAGTCGCGGAAGTCAGAGAAGGCTGGAGCGTACCGCACGTTGGGGGGGTACAACATTGCGCATACGGGAGTGATTTATGGGTTGACGAATCACAACATCAATCTTGGAGCGCGCCGACTTCTCAACACGATGGTCCCTGACTATGGCCTGGAGGCTCCGGCCGATTATGACGCGCGGCTCCGCGCCTCCCAAAAGGCCTGGTTTGAGACGAACGGGCCAAGCCTGCGCGATGACTTCCGCCAGTTTGGGGACTTTCCGTGGGTTGACATGACGGCTGAGGCGTACTTCTTGACGCTATTGCCGCATGCCAAAAGACTGCTCCGGGAACACGACTACGAAGAGCTGGTGAAGTTTGGAGAGCAGCGCAAGATTGGTTGGCTCGAGGTGGTAATTTGGAAGTTGAAGCTCGACGAGATTGCGAAGGTCGGGAAGTGGCCACGCTACATTGTGAACATGGGCACAAAGGCTAGCTTGCAGACGGTCCCCTTCGGCTGTAGCTGGAAGGCACATATGGACGGGAAGGAGTTGCGCTTTCCTGGCGGAGCATGTGTGTTCTTAGCCTCCCCATCCCCAGAGCGTGTCATGGAGGAGGTCCAGAAGGTATGGGACAGCACGGAACCTTTTCGGCTCTTGTACTTCTCGGACGACGGGCTTTTGTCCATCAACACCGTCGACGGTGAGAAGATGGTGTTCAACGTGGATTTCGCCACCAACGACCTGACGAAGAGTCTTGAGCTCATCCTCAACGCTCTAGATTGTGCCCAGTGTCCGGAAGACATCAGGCGCGCGGTCATAGCGCAGATCTTCGCCTCCATAGAGATTTGGGACTCGGAGCACCGCTGTAAGATCTCACTTAAGGCTCTTCTGGCCTACCTCCAGAGTGGGATTGGGATTACCGGCAATATCAACAACCACGCGCAGTGTGCCGCAGGGAAGGAGTTGTCGATGTCGCACTCGTCAATTCGGTGCGCGCATGACGTTGTGTTGATGTATGAGCGGATCGGCCATAAGGTCAGTATGGAGCGGTGCCTGATCATTGAGGATTGCCAGTTCCTCAAGATGTCTCCTGTCGTTAGCGAAGGCCGTTACGTCATGGTTCTCAATCCGGGCGTCATTTTTCGTGCGAGCGGACAGAATCGGGGTGACTACCTGGGTAGCCGAGACGAAGGCGTAACGGTGAGAGTCCAGCGCGCGCAGCGAGGCCTGATGGATGGCCTTCTCGCCGGCATATCCAACGTCGGCCTGTCGTACTTGAGACCACGTGGGGAGGACGCCGGGGGTGGTTGGGAGTCGTATGTCCCAGACAGTATCCGGCGGATCAGCTTCACGAAGAAGTACCCAGTCAAGAGTGAGGATCTCTACCGCCGCTACCGGCTGACTGGCGCGGATATCGAGGAGCTGGAGGAGGGGATGAGGGGTCTCGGAGTTGGTCGAACCCTCTACTCCCCAGCGGCAGCCAAGGTCTTGAAGAAGGACTATGGACTGTCTGTCCCACTTGAATAGTGGGGCGGACTCCTTCTAAGGAGTCGC